TGGCAAATATTTCACAATTAGATTTTGCATAAAGTGGAATCATAAATGGATTGTTTTTTTTTCTATTTACTTTAATATCAACGCTAAACCCATTCCATGTTAGATCATACAAATCGGTCTTTAGTTGCTTTGATGTATTATGAATTTTAAAATCCGGAAATAAATTATTTTCTCTTGCAAATATAAATTCACCACCAAACCCAACTATATTTAAATCAATATCGGATTTTTCATTTACCGTTTTATGCCCATCCCAACCAGTTTTAATTTTGTTATTGTGCCTTTGCTCAGCTGATAGCTTTACAATGGCTTGTTCATAGGAATCTAAAGTATATGTTTTACCTATCACCATTTACAAAGTTTTTAAGTATTTGTATCTCATCCCTATTCAAAAATTGAGAAATATTAAATTCATTAAGTTTATTTGTTTTTGTTATAGCACCGAGTTTGTTGCTACCATCGGGATCATTATAAATCACATATTGTTTTATACCCTTTATTTTCCAAAAACATTTCGGTTTGTTTTCTTTTTTATAGATCTCAATAAATCTATGAATATATAAAATACCGTTTTTATCCTTATTTCTTAATTTTAATAAACTTAAAAAGTTATCACGCCAAAATTCATTATTTCTAATAAATTTACAGGTCAAATAAATATCCCTCAAATCATATTTATCAATCTTAACACAAAGTTCCAAACATTTTTTCCAATTATTAATTTGTGTTTTGGTTTTTGGGCGATATTTTAAATCAAATAAATCAACAAAATGTTCAAATGATTTATCAATATTAACATTTTGGTTAATATTACTTTTATTATATATATTATTATTAATATTACTTTGTGGCGGATTTTCCGACATCGGTTTTTTCCGACATCGGTTTTTCCCACTTTGGTTGGATTTTAATATATAATCATAACCCTTAAATTTACCATTTTCAGTTACTCTTTTTCTATCCAAATACCCATTATCAATTAATTCTTTTAGCTTAACTCTAATTGCATCTTTACCCTCTTTAAAATGATTGCATATAAATTCAATTGTAATCTCTTGATTTGATGTGTGGGAAAATAACCAGGCGTATAAACCGGTTGCACCTATTGAAATACCTTTGTGCCTAAGTATGTAGCTAGGTATGATTGTAAAATTATCAAACCTTGATGGTTTATAAATCCTATTATATTTCATAAATAAATTATTCCTTGTCAATCAAACCCTTAACCTGATCGCAAAAATCTCGTAATTCTTTATAGGTATCAAAAAATTGATTAAATGTAATATCCTCCTCCTCATAAATAAACCAGAGAAAATCCATTAATAAATCAAATTCCGGCTCATTTGCCTCACCAACATACTTATAATCATATTTTAATTTATCGGAGCTGGTTTGTGTCCATCTAACCTTTTGAGCTTCCTCATCATAATAGATTTTTTTTACCCTACTCATAACTCATTATTAAAGTATTTATCTATTGTTTCAATGCAATCATCTAAGTTATTGTGCCATTTAGCCACCCAATTAGCGTTTTCAAGCGATTTAAGCCACTTTTTTTGGTTCTCGGTAGGTTTGTTATACCCCGCCTTTAATTCGATCGCTAAACCGCCCTTATTTAAGTTTGGTGTAAATATCATCAAATCGGGGATCCCGGGTTTTGTGCCTAAATATTTCATTTTATATTGTTCAAATGGTGTTCGTTTACCCTCATTTGCCACATGGGTAAATAGTGCATTTGGATATTTATAACCTATGTATTTCATCACTTGATTTTGTAATTTATCCTCTTTGCCTAAATACTTAGAATAAGGATTTTTGTACATTGGTTTTTTTACAAAATTATAAAAAAGTTAGTCGGTATCCGCCATAATGTAAATTATTCTTTTCATTTCGGCATTATCGATCTCTAATTTTTTTATCTTTTTTTCTAACTTTTCAATGTCATTACTTAATTGTTTTTTTTGTAGTAACAATAAATTATACTCGCTTACTAATTGGTCAATTGTCATTTTTGTGTTTTCTAAAATATACTCGTTATCAACATTTTTTACTATCTCATTAAATAAATTATTTAATTTTTTATTATGTTTTAAAAGATACGGCAATTCTTTTAATGAGTGTATTACCGTTGAATGATTTTTATTTAATGTATTGGCAATTTTTTTAAAACTTGAATTGGTGTATTTTCTACATAAAAAATAATAACAAGATCTAGCAAAAATAAAATCAAATTTTCTGCATTTATTTTCAATAGATATATTTAAATGTTTCTCAACAATATCCTGAATATGTTTTAATTTAATTATCATAGCAAAAAAGATCCATCATCGGCAAACTTATACCAATGATACGATGGTGGTTGATTAGTTTCTTTATATACTTGCCACTTTAAAAACGCTTGTTTCCATGCATTACGACCAAATTCAATAGTATCATCATCTAATGTGTAAACCTCAACGGTATGTGGAAAAGTGGTTGTTACGGCAATAAATTTAAAATTATCAATACCTAACATATCCATATAAAATGCCGCCTGTAAATGATAACCCCATTTATATACATCCCTTTTAAATGCCTCGGGTGAGTTATCCTGGCACGTTTTCACATCACTTATAAAATTTGATATTCTATTAACACAATCCGGTCTTACCCTAACATCAATATTTTCATATTTTAAATAATGTGATAATTCGATTTCACCTTTACAATATTTTTGTGCCAATCCATTTTCTCTATATTTAAAAAGAATTTGTTTTATTATGTCGTGGGTATCGGATTCCATAACCAAACGCCCATTTGCTAAATCCAATTGCTTTTTATATTCCTCTTTTCCAACTTTAGTTCTTTTATCAATTTTATCAATAATATGATAAACATCATAAAAATCGTTTGGTTCCAATATAGCTTGATGAACCGCCGTACCGAGTGCCATTGCCGGGGTTTCTTTAAACTTTTGATTTAAAAAATGATAAACCGATTTTTTATATATTGTTTTTAATCCACTTGCACTTATTGAATCGTGTTGGTGATATTGTTCGTTGCTATCCTTTTGTATTTTCATTTTTAATTATTTGATTTTCTTTTATTACATTTTTAATTTTTCTAAGCATCTTATTTTGATCGCTTTTATTTTTTGGATAAAGTGGGTATCGACACCAACCATGTGTACTTTGTTTATCACCACCAACCAAAAAAATATCTTTAAACAATGTTCCGTATAATTTTAATGAATCATTTATAAATTTCATAATAATATTTTAAAATTGTTTTTGAAATTAAAAAAATATTTTTAATAAATCAAATAAAACATAAAAAAAAGGCATGAAATAAATCATGCCCTCTCGATTTTCCATGTTTGCTAATTATTTAAAATGGTAAATCATCACTTTGATTATCATTCGATGTGGTATTTGTATTTGTAACGACATCATTTTGGTTTGGTTGCCAATTATTTATTTGACCGTAATACTTACCATTTTTTGATTTTAGTACATCAATATTAACCCAACCGTTTTTATTGTGTTTTCCTAAAAACTTTGTAAAATCCTCAACCTTTATACTAATATTAGATATTACAAAATCCGGTGCATTGTCGTTTCTTTTGACAATCATTCCATCGGTAAAAATTTTCTCATTATTATTTTCCATATTATTTTAAATTAAATTGTTTATTGATTTTTTCTCTATATTCTTTTTTCATTTTATAATTTGCAATCACCTTTTCGGCTTGTTCTTTTGTGCCTTTTAAAGTGGCTAATAATTGATTTTCATTTAACCACGATTTAGTTTCGGTTGATTGATTATTAATGGCGGTTTTGACCTCATCGGCGGATGCTATGGCGGTATCGATACCAATACCCAAATAACCTAACGCCCTACCTAATGCACTTGTAAAACCATTCTCGACAAATGATGTTTTATTGATATAACTCGAATCCCTATATTCTTGAGCATGAGCAACCGCCATCTCAAAACCATCGGGGTTTAAAATAGTGGCTTTAAACACACCCTCTTTATCATCTAACGATACAAGTTCCTCGGATATTCGCCAACCATTAAATTGTTTTTGTGATCTAAAATATATTAACCTTTCATTTACGGTTATATATTCCTTACCCTTAATGTTTACTGATTTCATAAATTTTAAGATTTAAATTAAACGACTAACATTGAATCCATGGTCCTCAAGTTTTTTAATTTCATCAACAGTAAAGCGACCAGGATTCTCAATTCGATTCTTTAATGTTGGCATTGTACAACCTAAAATTCCACATATATGGTATCTTTTAAGTTTTAACCTTTTAAGTTCTTTTCTAAAATGTAATTCAAATATCATAATAAAATATTTAGCTTACAAAAATAAAAAAAAACTTTAAATAAAAAAAATTATTTTAAAAAAGAAACCCCCAAAGTAATACAATGGGGATTTCTCAAGCAAACAAGGAAAAATAAAAAGTTAAAAAGTTGCTCTAAAATTACTAGATTGATCATCATTTTGGTTTGGTATGTGCATTACAACCTCAAACGTATTATTCATAATGCTGTAAGTCATAC